ACCTTTGCAAATATGTCAAAGAACCCTAATGCAAAAACTGCACAAGGTTCTACAAACTATTATTCAGATGTAATCTTTGCACAGTCAGAGTTTATTTACTGGACAGACCATATTTCTGCTGGTTCAAATTGGGGTACGGATACAACTTCTGCTTATACTTCAGTCGTTCCAATCACCATAGATAATCTAACTGGTGGAACAGATGACTATGCAACAACTAATGGAGAGATTGAACTTGCATATGATAAGTTCGCAGACACAGAAGCACTGGATGTTAATTTAGTATTGGGTGGTTCTTCAAGTATTGTTGCTGATTCAGCCGCAAACATGGATACTCATGTAACGATGATTACTGCACTTTGTGAAACTCGTAGAGATTGTGTGGGATTTGTTTCTCCATATCGTTCTGCAACAGTTGGTGTATCGCTCTCATCCACTGCAAACGCAAACGTAATTGCTGGATTTGATTTGTGTCCTTCTTCATCCTACATGGTGTTTGACAGTGGTTACAAGTATATGTACGATAAGTATAGCGATGTGTATCGTTTTGTACCTTTGAATGGTGACACTGCTGGTCTTTGTGCTTTCACAGACCAAGTTGCAGACTCATTCTTCTCCCCTGCTGGTTTCAACAGAGGAAATGTTCGTGGTGCAGTAAAACTTTCACACAATCCAAATCAAACAGAACGTGATGATTTGTATCGTGCAAGAGTAAACCCTGTTATCAACTTCCCAGGCCAAGGTGTGGTTCTGTTTGGTGATAAGACTGCTCTTACAAAACCAAGTGCATTTGACCGTATCAACGTAAGACGTTTGTTCTTGCTGCTTGAGAAGGCGATTGCAACTGCTGCTAAGTTCCAACTCTTTGAGTTCAACGATGAGTTTACAAGAGCACAATTTAGAAACTTGGTAGAGCCTTTCTTGAGAGATATCCAAGGTCGTAGAGGTATTACAGACTTTAGTGTTGTGGCAGACGGTACGAATAATACTGGCGAAGTCATTGACCGTAATGAGTTTGTTGCTGACATCTTTGTTAAACCCGCTAGGTCTATCAACTTCATTTCACTTAACTTTATCGCTGTTCGTACAGGGGTAAGCTTTACAGAGGTAGGAGGCTAATCATGGGAAACATAGATGACTTTAAAGCAAATCTAATTGGGGGTGGTGCAAGAGCCAACCAATTTAGGGTCACACTGACACCACCATCTGGAATTGCAATTGGACTAGATGTTCGTAGAACTTCATTTCTTGTAACTGCTGCTCAGATGCCTGCATCTGCTTTGACAGAAATTCCAGTGCCATTTAGAGGTAGAAACATTTATATTACTGGTGACAGACCAGCTCCAGAAACTTGGTCAGTTACAGTATATAATGACACAGACTTTATGATAAGAAATGCAATGGAACTATGGCAAAATGGTATTAACAGTTATGTTGATAATACTGGTGTTATTTCTCCATCAGAATACCAAACAGACTTAACTGTAGAACAACTGGATAGAGATGATACAGTTCTAAAGAGTTACATTTTTAGAAATGCATTTCCTACATCAATATCTGCGATTGAATTAAGTTCTGCAGAAGCAACTGAAATTGAAACATTTGACATTGAGTGGAGATATCAGCACTTTGAGCCATCAAGCGTAAGTTTCTAAACCTACTAAATAGTTAAATACAGTAGGAGATATTATGGCTGAACTCTTTGGTTTCAAATTTGAACGCGTAAAAGACACTGGCTCTCAAGAGAAGTTTACTGAACCTAGTTCAGAAGACGGTACTCTTGAGGTCGCCGGTGGCGGTTTTTATGGGCAACTTCTAGACACAGATGGTAGAGAACGAACAGAACATGATCTGATTCGTAGATATCGTGATATCGCACAACAACCAGAGTGTGACAGTGCAATTGAGGATATTGTAAATGAAGCAATTGTTGCAAATGAAAAAGACCAAGCAGTTGCTGTTGTTCTTGATAGACTAGATTATCCTAAAAAAATCAAAAATCGTATCAGAGAAGAATTTGATGTAGTTCTAGAACTTTTAGGTTTTGACACAAAGGGCCACGATATCTTTAGACGTTGGTATGTTGACGGCCGTATATTTTATCACAAAGTTATTGACCAAAAAAATCCAAGAAAAGGTATTCAAGAGTTAAGATATATAGAACCTAAAAAAATTCGTAAAGTTAAAGAAGTAAAAAAAGAACCAAAAAAGAGCACTAGTAGTGTAGAGCTAATTAAGTCGGTTAATGAGTACTTTCTTTATAATGATAAGGGTCTTAAAACTGGAACTACAGAGGGTATCAGGATTTCCCCTGACAGTATTTCATATTGTCCTTCTGGATTGATTGACCAAAATAAAGGTCATGTTCTTTCTTATTTACATAAATCAATCAAACCTGTCAATCAGTTAAGAATGATTGAGGATGCACTTGTCATTTATCGTATTTCAAGAGCACCAGAAAGGCGTATCTTTTACATTGATGTTGGTAACTTACCAAAAATTAAAGCAGAGCAATATCTTAAAGATGTTATGAATCGTTATAGAAACAAGTTGGTGTATGATGCATCAACTGGTGAAATTCGTGATGATAGAAATCATATGTCAATGTTAGAAGATTTTTGGTTACCTCGTAGAGAAGGTGGTCGTGGTACAGAGATTACAACTTTGCCAGGCGGTTCAAACCTTGGTGAGATTGATGATATTGAATACTTTAAGAAAAAATTATATCGCTCACTAAATGTGCCTATTTCACGTTTAGAAGCAGAGTCTGGTTTTAGTCTAGGTCGTTCTACAGAGATTACAAGAGATGAACTTAAATTTACAAAGTTTGTACAAAGGCTGCGTAAAAAATTTACTTTTCTTTTTACAGATATTCTTAAAACACAACTCATATTAAAAGGTGTGTTGACTTTAGAGGATTGGAAAAAGATTAATCAGCATATTCAATATGATTTTTTACAAGATGGTCATTTTGCAGAACTTAAAAGAGCTGAGTTGTTGGAAGACCGTATCAATTCATTAGGTAGTATTGAATCTTATATTGGTACATTTTTTAGTAAAGAGTGGGTACAGAAAAATGTTCTGAACTTTACTGACTCAGAGATTGAAGATATGCAGGCTCAAATGAACAAAGAAGCTGGACTTGACCCTGATGAGGGTGGAGTTGATGTACCACAAGATACAGATGGTGTTACTAGATATCCATCAGTTGATGGTGCTCCTATACCTGCTGATGATCTTGATAAATATCAGGGTAACGAACCACCAAAAGACAATGGTAAAGATAATGGAGAAGTTTTATGAGTGCAGAAGATTTTGTAAACGCGTTAAATGATAAAAATATGTTAGGTGCAGAAGATGCATTTAAAAGTGCAATGTCATCCAAAGTAGGTGATGCACTGGAAGATAAACGAAAAGAAGTAGCTGGTTCTTTTGTAAAGAACCATATTCCAGAAGTAGAGGAAGATGAGGAAGTTTGATGAATTATATTCTTCTCTACCAGAGAAGGACGAGCACAAAAAATCTAGGGAGTACAAAAAATTGTCTCCCAAGATGAAGGATGCTGTTGATGACATTTTTGCAAAAATGGATGCTAAACCTTCAGATTTCCTAAATACTTTTGAAAAAACTATTACTCAAGTATCTAAAAAACATAAGGTGCCAGAAAAACAACTTATGGGATATTTTGAAAAAGAAATGTTAGCATTTTAAGGAGTTAGATAATGTCATTTGTAACGACAACATTGAGAGATACAGTAGTCACCGCCGGTAAACAGGGCGGGATGGTGACAATCAAAGCGGTCTTTGATAATGATACGGCAACTAATCTCATTCTAGATGGAGATGGATTATCTGGTTTTGCTAATGGTGCAAAGTTAGACCTACTGAGAGCATGGTGGGGGTTTACTCAAGGTACGGCCGCAGGTAACACTGGTGATTGTATCATTGAGTTTAAGGGTGCATCAGCTGATGTTGTTGCATTACATCTTGCTGGAACAGGACATTATGATGGTTCCGCTGGTGCAATCAAGGCAGCTGCCACTAACACAACGGCAACATCCTCTGACATTAGTGCACAGACAAGAGGAACGTCTGGTTTTGTAATTTTAGAATTTAGAAAAGATGAAGCATATACTGGATAAAGGATAGGATTATGGCCACTACACATTTAAAATTGATATCAGAACATATCGAACACGATACTGATTATCTTATCGAAGAATCAGAAAACGGTAAGAAAAACTATAAGATTAAAGGTATTTTCATGCAGGCAGATATCAAGAACCGTAATGGTCGGATGTATCCTATGGAAGTATTAGAAAAAGAAGTTAAGAGATATAATAAAGAGTATATCCAAGAGAAACGTGCGTTTGGTGAGTTAGGTCATCCAGAGGGCCCG